CCAACTGGAATCACGATGTCCCTCTGGCACTTGAGATCCATCCCTGCCGAGTCGTAAGCAACCTTGAACAAACTGTCCAGATTGCCGTTGGCGTGGTCGCTCCGCATCCAGTAAATCTGGGTTCGGCCCGTCAGTAACTTGAACAAGGCGTAGAACTCCTTAATTAACGACATAGATCACCTCGTTCTTAAGGGCCGTGCTGACCACGTTGTTCCCATCGGTCATGAAGACATCACCGTCCCGAATCTCGATAACATCCAAGTCATAGGAGCGTCGTAATGCCCTGTACGTTGCGTTCTCCGCAGGCAGGCTACCGTTATCAAGTATCTTCGCTGCACCTCCGAGAATGTACTGGTAGAACACCTCATCCGCTGACTTGTTGAGTGACCCGAAGACTGCGATCAGGAAATGGGTGAGTGTGTGCGCTCTGGCGACGTCTACCCCGTTCCCTTCCTTTGTCGTCCGTGTGAACTCTTCGAGAAAGGTCTGTCTGTCCGTTGAGTTGGGAAGGGCCGACAGGAGCAGGACTTTGCCCGTGCTGTCCTTGACCTTTAGCCAAACGCTCTCAACCTCTATCTTTAAAATCATATTGAAATAACCTCCAACTACATAATAACTGTAATTGGAGGCCGTGTCAATAGATATATCCGACTTAATTAGAAATCAGTGGCGGAATCGAGGAGGTTGTAGTCGATGGTTCGCTGACCGTGGGATGCGCCCATGTCCACTAACTTCATGAACTGGACGTACTCATAGCCTCGGTAAGACGAAGACCAGATGACCTGACAACCTGCCGAGGCATTGCTGACGTACTTCGCTCTGGTGCCTGCATGGATGTTGATTCCGAACCAGCCCGTGTCCTGATGATCTCCGTCCTTTATATGCCCTCGGAAGGATCGTGAGACCGTGACGGCCTGCGCTTGTACCAATGCTCTGTACTGGCTTCTGCCGTGGCGACCAATCTGGTACTTCCAGTGCCCTGTATTCAGGTGGGCTGCGCCCTTCTTGTTCAGGGGCCGGATGTGGTAGTAGTAATATCCGGGATCGCACGAGGCAACAAAGGATTTGACTGTCTTGCGGTTGGTCTTAGAGTCGATGTAGGCCACGGAGATAACGTCGTTGTAGATATTATCCACGTTGGCGACCTCTCCCTTCCCTAAGATGTAACCTCGGATACCGACGATGTTCACGAAGCCCTTGACATCTGACCAAGAGGCCTTGCCGTGCCTTGCGATACAGATCTTTCGGAGCCAGTCGTAGTTGTTCGGGTCTGGCTTGCCGGTGGCCTTGGGGTTCGCAATGGTTCCGTCGACAAGGGCGAGTGCCACGTTCTGGTCAATCACGCCCTTGAACTCGAATCCGTAGGCGTCGGCAAGGTCTTGAAAAGCCTCTGTGGTGCTCCCTCCCCAGATCCCATTGTCCTGAGACGTCTCTAGGTACTTGAGGTGGGATGCTGCCATTCGGTGCTCCACGAAGTGGATTGTGGCTGCTGCTGCCCTGTCGAAGTATGTATCAGTTCTGGCTATCGTTGCGTTGCCCTTCAAGACCTCCACGAATAAATCAATGGATGCCTTCGGTATACTGGGCTTGAGAACCTTCTTAAATTTATCTACTGCTTCCGCTGTTCTTGACATTTAATGTCTCCTATCTTCTATTTCTCTTACGTCCACATCTGCTCTGAGGAATCCGAGGTCGGGGAAGGTCTCGGTGTCGGTGATCGCTATTTGCAGTGCCTGAACCCTCCAGTGTAGATGGACAAGGAGATCTAAATCTGCGTCCTCGAACCGCTCTATCGCTGACATTCCGACAATGAGCTGAGGCTCCTCCATCTTCATATCCCTGAGAACAACCTGCTCTTCCTCAATATCAATCACTGCGTATAGCTGACTGTCGCCAAACGCCTTTATGTAAACCAAGTCTCCCTTTAGGAACACGGCCACACCTCCCCTAACATAATCTGTCTATGTGCTAGTATAACATAACATATCTTAATAAAACAACAAGGAACACAATTATATGAAGCACATAGACGCAAATGGAATGTGGAGAGAGACCGAAACAGCCGGTGGTGTCCATATTCACAGCGGTATTCTACGAATGGAGAAGACGTTCAAAACAAGGGAAGAGGCCCACGCCATGATACGGAGCCGAGCCGAGGAATTAATGTCGCAGTTGGCGGAGATGGTAGAGATGCTAAAGCCTGTCCCTGCACCCGAACCTGCTCCAGAGCCTGCCCCAGAACCCTCCGAGGAACCCAAGCAACAGGAACCCAGAAGACAAAAATCGAAGAAGCGCAATGCAAAGTAAGTCAAGCTACGGGGACGACATCAGGCACATGAGGCAGATAGCGAAGAGCAGGGACGCAGGACTCACCCTCTCGACCGTCGCCAAGCACATGGGTTTCTCCGTGGGCCACTTAATGCACGTCGAGCAGGGGACTTCCGTAGCCCTCGACTCCGACGGTACGCTCAGGCTGTGCAGGTTTCTAGGGGCATCCCAGAAAACCGCAGAGTCCTTGATGATGAAGAGCTTGGACGAGAGGCAGTCCGTATCCTTTGACACCACGCCCTCCGAACTCAGCGAGCGCATCAAGAAACAGGTGGTTGACTTCTACATGCAGGAATGGTAGACTTAAATCGAGTACATTTCATGGCTCCTTTCTATTTGATAGGCAGTTTTTCACCTTTTCTGTCTTAGGCTCTGGGCACCGCTCAGGGTCTTTTTCTTTTTGGATTTACGATAGGTCTATACCCTATACCGAAAGAGATAGAAAATGAACAACAAGAATAACGGGGAGTGCCCTTTGGGACTTTCCGACGTCATAGACAAAATCCTCAGCATCGGTGAGCACATCTCCGACATCACGTTGCTCCCCTACCAAAAACCCTTCGCAAGACAAATAATCCGTAGCGTTCTGACCAAGGACAAGCGAACAATAACGGCACTCTTCTCACGCCAGTGTATGACTGAGTCCCACAATGTATGGACACCATCAGGCTACACGCCCGTCAAGGACATAGTCGCTGGCTCCCATGTACTCTCGGTTCCGATGGATAGTACAACGGCTGTCTTGGACAGGGTCTCCGAGGTCTGGACAATCGAGAATCAGCCCCTCTACGACGTCTGGATAGAGCAGGGCGGAAGGATACAAATCTCCGAGAATCACCGCTTCATGACCATACAGGACGAGTGGAAGTCACCATCCAGCGGATTGAAGTCAGGGGATAAAGTATTCTCGCCCTTGCTACCTATCGTTGATGATGCCTCTGAGGTCACTGGATGGGCAACAAGCCTCTTTTACCTCCTTGGGAGACCTAAGACACCTTCGGGCATAATGATGGACATCGTTGGGTCTTCTACGGAGCTTCGAGTAGAATCCGAGTCTGCGAAGAAGGTTCTGGCCGATACGATTGGCTCTGGCTATGAAATCTTAGAGAGTGGATCCTTTTTCATTGCGGAGGAGAGCGAACCGACCTTTAATTACCTTCAGGTGCTCAAGAGATCAGAGAGCCTGCTCCGAGTCCTGACAGCCGATGCCGAGCTTAAGAAGCGCATGAGCAAGCACGGGCACCCCCGATGCGATGTCTACTGCCGTTTGGAGAGCACCGGAGAGGCAAGGCAACAGGCTCTAGCGATTCTCAGGTCTTTCGGCCTCGATCCACAGGATGAAATCAAGAGGGGCCGTGTTAAATTCGCAGATTACCAGAGCGTCAGGCTACTCCGCCCATTCCTAGAGTCCCACTACGCTTACTCCCATGTGACGGACATGCTCCACGACCATAAGAACTGGGGATCTTCCTTTGTTCACAGGGATGATTGGATAGCTGCGCTCAGGGTCTGCCCAGAAATCGAGGAGTTCGTCCGTGCCCAGATGTCGGTGAACATGTTCTCGAAGTACCGCAAGGAAGGCCTGCCCTTCAGCACGTTCCTAGAGATTATCGACAAGGTCTGCCCAACGAGGTATCAAGAGGTGGTTCCAAAGCGTATCTACAGACGGGTTAACGGGATTCGGAGAAAGGGGTACGGCACTCTCTACGACTTCGAGACAGAGAAGACAGGACGCTACGTTGCCGAGAACATCCTCTCACACAACTGCGGTAAATCAGAAGCCCTGACCATCTGTATCCTTGGCATCGTTGTTGGTCTACCGGCCCTGTACAAGTCGTATCCCAGAGATAAGCGGTTCGCTAGGTTCTCAAAAGGGGCTTGGGTCGGGGTGTTCGCACCGGGTCGCAGGCAGGCAAAGAATGTCTACAACCGTGTCAGGAACAGGCTTAAGAACGAGAGGGGCAAGAAGATGTTCCACGACCTGCTATTGGATTACACCGTGGATCAGTCCGAGATATTCGAGCTGGATTCGGGTTCCAAGGTGGCCTGTTTCCCGTGTAAAGAGGAATCGGACATTGAGGCAGAGACCTTCCACCTTGTCATTGCGGATGAGGCGCAGGATGTCTCAGGGTTCAAGTGGCGTAAGTCCGTCGTTCCCATGACCACAATGACGGGAGGGGCAAAGGTTCTCGTGGGCACCGCCAACACAATCAAGAGCAATTTCTTCAACCAGATCCAGACCAATAAGTCACGAGACCCTGATGTTCACTTCGAGGTCGACTACACCATCCCATCAAAGCACATCGAGGAGTACCGAGAGTCTGTCGAGCAGGCCATCGTGGATATGGGGATTGACTCCGATGAGTTCCGCATGGCGTACCGAAATCAGTTCATCTTCGAGAGGGGAATGATGCTCGACCCGACCGTCCTAGACTACGCAGGTAGCAGTTCCAAGGGCATAATCTACAAGCAGTTAGACCTCGTGGATGTGTACGAAGGGGAGATGCCCGTTGTTATGGGAATTGACGTCGGTAAGAACATTGATAGCACGGTCGCAACGGCTGGTGAAGTGGACATCTACAACCCCATCGAACTCATGGGACACATCTACTACCGAGTCAGGATTCTGAACTGGCTGGCCCTGAAGGGTGACACCTTTGATGAGCAGTGCCCGAAGCTAATCATGTTCATGCACAGGATGTCTGCCACGCACGTCGTTGTCGATAGCACTGGCGTTGGTGATCCCCTGTACGACATGTTAGCAAAGGCAATGCCCCACATCGACATCGAGCGTTTCAAGTTCTCGGAACCCTCTAAGTCTGAGATCTACAAGCAGTTGCTCTCGGCAGTCAACACCAAGAAGATATTAATTCCGGGTGGTCAAAGGGCTACGAACAGTCGTGAACTCAGGGATTGTATCCAGCAGGGTGGCGATATGGAGAAGACGTGGAGGGGTCAGTACATGAAGTGCGCAGCCCCTAACCGCAAGGGTGCTCACGATGATTACTGGGATAGTATGGCCTTGATGCTCAGGGCTGCGAACAAGGTGATGCCAATGGCTGCGGTCAAGGTGTCGTCTAACAGTCTTTTTCGGAGAGGACAGCGGAGTAATACTCGGAAACGGGGACGTAGATAACGTCGGAGCCAATGATTGACAGCGGTGCCGTGAAGAAATCCTGCTTTGGACTATCGGCCCTGCCGTCGAGTTCGATGACAAGGCGACCCTGTACTGACTTTATCGCTAGGGTCTTGCGAAGCTCTAAGTTCCCGTTCTCGTAATCGTATTCAGAGACAAAGGTATAAAGGCCGTAGGGTAGCTTACCCTCGTACAGGTCTGCCTTAGATAGCTTGACGTACTCGGTCTCTTGGTGCCTTGCGTAGATACTCTTGACTTGGTTGAAGTGGCAGGCAAGGTTGTGGAGACCCCTAGAAATTCGTGACAAGGATGCTTTATCCTCCGAGTTCAATATCTTGCGGTCTAAATCCATTAGGTCTCTCTCTTTGCTATGATGCACTTAGTTCACTTCTTCTCTTCAGCAAGGGGTTTGGGATGTATTTCTCAAGCCCCTTTCTCATGTCTAAAAATCTTTTTTCATTTATTTTACACAAACCCCCTTGACATCGAGTATCGGCCTGTGTTAAAATGAACTCAAGAAGGACGGAGTCCTTCTTGATTTCTCTTCTTTATATAGTAGTTATTATATAAGTAAAGAAGAAAAAACATAAGGGGGCTTCGCCTTATGTTTTTATTATAGAGCATGAATTTGAGCGTGTCAAGGGGAGATTGGGAGGCTTAACCAAAACTTAACCTTAGACAGGTGTTAAAGTGCCTTGTAATCCAGTCCCTGCCTATGTTATAATAAGATTAACAGACTGAGAGACACCTACGCTCCAGTCCACACCTCCAAGAACACAAGATTGACCGCTTTGCGGTCTTTTTTGTTGGGGATGTAAAATGGGACTGAGGTTAAGAAATGAGCAACACCGATTCCCGTATTGAGATAATCAGCTTTGACACCCTTCTCTGCCTGAAACAAACCCAACCATCCGAGAGGCTTCTCAGGATTCAATTTAACATACCCTTAGACACCATTGAACCTTTAGGTATTACTCTCACCTTAGAAACCCCTACAACCCCCACTCAAATCGTCCTCAGCTACACGAAGGCACTCCGAGGTCTCTACTCCTTGTTACTTGACCCAGCATCCGTGCCGGAGGGAACCTACGCATCCGAAGTGGCTCTGGACTACGGAACCTTCATTGCCTCTAAAGACTTGAAAGTGAAGGTAACAACATAATGTCAGCCCTCGATTTATTCAAAAGGTCGCAAGGAACTAACAACTCACCGAGACTAAACTCCCTTGACAGACAGGACTCCGTCCGATTCAATCTATACAAACATTACTACCGATTCTACTCAGGCCAGCACTGGGAACACGAGAGAGACGACGACGAGGAACTCATCACGGCTAACATCTGTGCATCCCTTGTCGACAAACACGCTACGTTCCTCGCAGGTCAGGAGTGGTATCTGAAAGACCCCGATGGCGACACCGGAAGACCAGAGTTCAAGTACGTCGACAAGGTCTGGGAGTACAGCGACAAATTCACGACCTTCTACGAGATGGCCCACGGTGGTTCTCTCTTTGGCGATGTCTTTGCTATGGTTGCACCAGACGACAAGGGCGAGATAAAAGTCCAGAACGTGCCTCCCGTCTATGTCTACCCAACATTCCACCCAGACGATAAGAACCAGCTCCTGTCTGCCGTGGTCGAGTATCCCGTCTACGACCTCTCCAGTTCATCCCCCACCGTCATTACCTTTGTCATTGACAGCCAGAAGATTGTAAGGTACGTCAACGGTGATAAAACAAGGGAGGTCTTCCACGGATTCGGAGAACCCCCACTTGTCCACATCCCGAACCTACCCTACCCCGGAACCCAGTTCGGAAGGTCAGACCTCAGCTCCGTCACGGCACTGCAACAGATTTACAACAGCAAGATGACGGATAACTCTGACATCATTGCCTACCACTCCAGTCCCATCACAATCGGCTATGGCGTTCGTATCAACCAATTAGAGCGTGGCGCAGAGAAGGTTATCTCAGGATTGGACAAGGACGCACGGGTCGAGAATCTGGAAACAAAGAGCGATATGGCTGGCGGAATTGACTTCGCAAAGCAAATTAAGAAACTAATACATCAACTCGGAAACGCACCAGAAATTGCATTTGGCGCAGCCGATGAACTCCGATTCTCGAATAGCTCTGGCCTTGCTCTCCAGATGCTCTACCAACCCCTCATAGATGTCCTGAAGGTCAAGTACGGATACTACGGCCTCGGCATGAAGAAAATTAACAGGCTCATCCTCATGTGGGGAGTCAGGACAATGCAGGTCTTTGAGCCACTCACGGCAGAGGCCAGACGAAAGTTCTACAACGTCGAGGTAGGGTTTCACGATCCATTGCCACGAGACGAGATGCTCGAACTCACTAAAATCATCACGAAGCTCGAAAAAGGCCTTATGCACATGGAGGACGCCCATCAAGAGCTGGGTCACAGGAATGTCCTTGAGTACATGCGCAAGATTAAAGACGACATCGAGAGCGGAACAAACCTAGCATACGCAGCGACGAGTCCCGATGGAGACCAAACCAGCTTCCAAGGCGAGATTACCAACATTGGAGGGGTCGTTCGGGACGGAGGCACTGTGAGACAATCAATACAGCAAGAAGAAAGGGCACAAGAGGACTAGAGCCTTACTGTGACCCGAAAGGAAAATCAAATGACAGATATGAACAGCTTTATGAATAAGCCCAGCCAGAAAGTCACAATTAAAAAAATGGCTAAGACAGTTGAGTCAGATTTCATCAAAAGAGTCACGACCAACCCTGCCTCTAAATTACCCGGTGATGCAAGCTCTGGTTACAACGGAGTTGACAGCAAGTCAGTTTCCTCTTACCAGCCCGGTGGAGACCAAGCACCCCGTATGCCCTTCAAAAGCATCCGCAACCATAACGATATGTAAGACCGAAAGGTCATGCTGACTTAACGAGGAGAAGCGAATGAGTCAAGAACAGATAGAAGCCCTACGACAGCAAATTGCAACATTGAGCAAAGGTCTCGAAGCGGTTGATTTAGGAAATCCAGAGAGTGGCAACGCCCTCATCGGAGACCTGAGTCAATTCAGTGGGATGCAGAGCTTAGTCGAGCAGGCTGCTTCACAGGCAATTGCAAGAGAAAGAACAAGAACTAAGGAGACGGGAAACCAACTGGCCCAGAAGCAAGAAGAACTTCTGAAGCTACAGACTTCCCAAAAGGATAATATGGACGCAAACGAAGTTAAACAACTACTACAGGAAGCACTTGCCAGCCAAGCTGCGACCATGAAGGCCGAGTTCGAGAGCAATTTCGCACCCGTGCAACAACAACTCAGCGCAACACAGACGCAACTGGCACGAGCCGAGGTTCTCCGCACAATCAAGGTGCCAAGAGAATACGAAGCCCTTGTCCCGACCTCTGGCGATGTTAACGCAATGGCTCAGGCAGCAAAGGACGCAAAGGCTCTTTATGAGAAGACAGTCCGAGAAGCCAGAACCAAGGCCATCACAGACTACGGCATCCAGAACGACATGACACCAGCGGAATACTCGGCCCATCTAACCTCACTCCAGACCCCAGCCCCTGCGCCACAGGAAATCAAGATTGGCGAAGAGACCTTTGACCTCAACTCGCTAGATGTCCCAGACGCAGTGAAGGAACTTCTTAAAGCACAGGCCAGCCTGAACCCAGAAGATCACGGAGTTGCACCAGCTCCCCAGTCCCTACCACAAGCCCAGCCCCAATCAACAGTGGCACAGCTCGGCTACAATCAAAACAGCCAGCAGGGTGCCCAACCCCAGCAACCAGCCCAAACCCAGACTCCTATGGCGCAGAACGCACCGCAGGATTACGGACAGCAAGCAGTCGCTGGTAGCCCAGCCAACAATGTAAATGTATCGAAAATGTCACCTGAGCAGTATATGCAAGCTAAGAACACAGGGGCCATTGACATCAGGAGCATGGTTGAGCAAGCCGTAGCTAAGATTTCATAAATTAAGAAAACGAGAGGAAACTCGAAATGCCATCAATCCTTGGTACAACAGGTGCTCAACAGGCGGAAGTAACTGCCGGAAATATACAGGGTGCCCTGCCCACTACAGTCATCGAAGTATTGTCTAAAGAGATTATCTTTTACGCACTACCTAAGTTCCTATACATGCAGTTTGCCCGTCGCCAGACAGAGCTTAACCGCAATCCCGGAGATACAATCTCCATCCACCGTTATGATCCACTTCGTAAAGGTAAGAAATTAACAGAGGGCGTCAACATTGAACCAAAAACAATGTCTGCTTCTCCAGTCAAGGTCAAAGTCGATGAGTACGGTAACGCTGTACGCTTGACAGAACGCCTTCTCCGCACATCGGTATTCGATCAGTTAATGATTGCTGCTGAACAGCTCGGAGACGATTACGCTTACACCACAGAGGTTGAGTTCGTCAAAACATTGATGGCCCTTCCCTCAGTGCTCTTCGCTAACGAACAAGCCAACAGAGCTGCCCTCCTTGCCACTGATACCCTATCCGCCCGTACCATCCGTGCAGCGGTAGAGATTCAGAAGAACAAGCTGGTTCCTGCTTTCAAGGTTGCCAATCCCTTCGGTGGTGGACAGGTTGAAGTATACATCTGCTTCGTCAACCCTCACCAAGCTCGCACCCTTCGTGAAGACCCTGAGTACAAAGAGGACGTTCGTCCAAACCATGCCACTCGCATCTTTATGGGTGAGATCGGCATGTACGAGAAGGTTGTTTTCATCGAGACTACAATGATTCCCGTCATCGAAACCGGCACAGGCGACATCTACATCAACAGCGAGAATTTCTCTGATCCTCTCATCGTTGACGACCCCATCGCTGCCGACGTTGCTCCTGCTGCATTCGACGTTCACACTGCATTCTTATTCGGTGACTGGACTTACGGATTCGCAGAGGCACTCCCAGTAGAACTCCGTGACGATCCTCCAGAAGATTTGGGTCGTAAACGCAAGCTTGGTTGGTACTCCATCCAAGGCTCTGCTCTGGTTAACTCCGACCACGGCATGAGAATCGAAACTGCTTAATTGATCGAGGGAGTCTTGCGAGAGCGAGGCTCCTTCTTTCTCACAACACAACGTGCCTGAAGAACACAAGAAGGAAAGAACTAACAATGGCTACATCAAGAAAGAAACCCAAAGCAACCCCACAACCCCCTGCTGAAGAGGAATCATCAACTCTGGAGCAAGAAGTAGAAGCCCAGCTCGCATCCCTGAAGGACAACGACGAAGAGACATCAGAACTAGGCTTTGACTCCATTGCCCATCTGCTCGAATCCAGCCCGAAGTCCATGGAACAGGTCGTGCAGGACGCTCCGGCAGCACCCCCTAAGAGAATCGTGACCAATGCGGATGGCGAGTCGGTCGATCCCGAACTCCATTCACAGCGCATTGCCAACCAGAGACTACAGGCAGAGATCGCAGCACTGAAGGCAGGCAAGGGAACTCTCCCACAGGCCACCCAATCAAGCTACGACATGCAACAGTCCGGCAGAGCAATGGACTCGGACATGACACGCAAAGTACGAATCTATCCCTTGGAATCAGGCAAGTACAGCATCAATAAACGCATCTACCCCTGCAAGAAGAATGTACCGATTTCGGTTCCCGAATACCTTGCGAAGCGTTTGGTGAACGAAGGCCTAGCCAAGCTACATTAAATTTTAGAAAGAGGCGATCTGCCCAATGTTAACGACTGAAAAATTCACGGATGTGATTACGTCCCTTGGCGCAGATCCAACCTCTATCGACATGACGGCATTCCTTCTGGGTCTGGCCGATTCATACCAAGAGACACACAAGGAATCCTTCTGTCTCGACGCCACCACAATGACCTACCGATTCCCCACGGGCTGTCTGCTCTCTGAGTACACACAGTTCTTTCGTGCTGAGATAGCGGAAATAGAGTGTGACCCCGAACCCAACCCCGTTGCGGTCGCATTCCTAGTCACGTCAGAGGTCTTCGACCACACGGACGTTGCCTTCGTACAGACTGCCGAGGTAGCCTTAGACCCTGCCTACGGCATCTACAGGCTCTTAAACGCAGTCGATGAGGGTCAAGTGCTCACCGTGAAGTCTCAGGCCGTTCAGGAGGAAGCAGTGATCAATGAGGTCGCCTTCAACGCAGATATGTGCAATCCTATCCGCTCCTACAAGAAAGGGCCGATTGAAGTCAAGACCAGACCACTCCTCGAAACCCTCATGATGAAAGAGCGTCTGGACTCAATGACGGGAAAGAACGTGACCATCATCAGCTCCACCAGATACTCGAACGGAGTAGTCAAGGGACGCAAAGATGGGATTTAAGTTCAACAACTCCAAGATGGACGAGCTATTCAAGGAAATCATTCTCAACGACGAGGGTGTTTTTCAGTACGCACTCCTCAGAAAACAAATCGTCAAAGATCCAGACACCCTCTCAATCAAGGAAGTCATGGACATTTGGCATTCGGGAATGGCGAACTGGAACCACCCCGAAGAGAGAATCTCATACGAAATGGACGGAGTCATGCGAGACGTGTCCGGCATCGTGTTCGTACCAAAGCCCTCGGACGCAAAGAAAACAGACGTGGTGTACAACATGGCGACAGACCAAGCATATAGAGTCATGGGAACCGTCAACTACTCATCCCACATGGAACTACACGTCGAGGAATACTCCCTTGGCACCAACTTCACCCTGCCCTCAATCCCTTCGCCCACCCCTTACCTATCTGGCGATGCGGAGGTAGTCTAACATGGTCGAAGAATTTAAACTCCCAGACATATCCGGCAAGATCCTTGCACAGCGTAAAAAGTCAGGCAACGTCAAGTCAAGCCTAAAGGTCAGTTTCGAGTCCACTATAATCGTCGCTGGCGAGCAAAATAAAACGATCAAAACGAGGAAAGGCCTGCGTGATAGCATCCGTAAGACTATCTCAGACCTGACAGACGACAATGCGGAGGACGTGTACGACACCATCGGGGATACTATTGGTGCGCTGTCCCTCGAAATGAAGCACAACGTGATCCGTAGGTACAAAGACCAAGACCTCCCTGACGACAAATACTGGAGAGACAAGGGCTTCAGGTCATTTAACGGGTCACTGACGTCGGGAACTCCTATAGACTTCAAGCGCAGACCCTCTAGGGCCACATTCAAGGGATTCCAACGAAGTAAGAAAGCCCCCGTCACGTCCATCTCATCCGTGCTGAAGGAAGTAGAAGTAGACAGACTGCCCGGTGGTAAAGGGAAGCGAACCGCATATCCGAACGGCCTGAAGTCGGAGTACAAAGACGTAGCCAAGAGGTCAACCGCCCAGATCAGCCTCTCTTCTATGATAGAGA